AGATATGTGTTTTGCCGCTGCCGCTCTGACCTGAGATATACAGCCAACCGCTTTCATCCTTGATGAACTTTTTGGCAAGCTCTTTAACGTGCTGGGTGCCTTTATCCGGTGTCTCATAGCTATCAAACGTGTACCGGGTGAGCATATCTGCCATGTTGCTCTTCCTGATCCGTCTGATTGATCGTCTGATTGCCATGCAGTCACATTCACGGGAATAAAGATAGCCATCCTTCAAGAAGGTGATAATTCCCTTGTTTCCGCAGGTCTGGCAGTCATAACCGCCCAGCCCGTAATCATCAAGAGTCTCAATTGGCATACTTGATGTTCCATTGCTTCTTTGGGCTTGCTTCAGCAGTTCCAGTATGTTTTCTTTTGTCATTAGTCTCCCACGTCCTTACAGCCGCTTTCCAGTCTTTCATACTGTTCTTGCCGACCTTCCAACCATTTGCCGTGTAATAATCGCAGAAGTGCTGGGCATCAATGCCGTTGTTCCGTTCTCTGCAATAATCGGCAACCTCTTCAACTGTCGGCGGCTTGAATCGTTTTGGTTGCCCTATAATATTATCTTTATCTATCTCTATCTCTAACTCTAACTCTATCTCTTTCTCTACGTTACTGGAGCGTTGCACTTGCGTTTCATCCGTGTTACATTGTAACGCTATGAGCTTTTGACGTTGCCTATAATCTCTGACACGTTGTGTTGAAGCAGTTTCGCTCCCAGTGTTTTCAAGCACCCACGGAAGGATAAAAGAAACGTTGTCGGAAGTTTCGGCAAGCCCTGTTTTCAGCATATACATCAACGTTACTTCAACATCTTCCGGTTTCTCGTCCAGATCAAGGGCAAGCTCTGCCGCAAAGTTATCTTCAAGCCCTGTCCAACGTAATTCGCCGTTTGTACGCAGGGAAAGTAACTGCATCTTGAGATAAATGATTGTGTAGGTGTCTCCACCAGCCATGTTGCGAAGCTTCTTTATGCGTTTACTTGAAAAGAAGTCTTCTTTGAGCTTCAACCAGTAATATCTTTTCCCTTCTGCCATTATGTAACACCCTCAACACACTCAAATTGTTCAAGCAGTTGTTCAATCTCTTTTGGGCTTCTGGTTTCTATTCCTAGTGACTGTGCGTCCTGCACCAAGCTGTCAATCAGCCTGGACATCTGTGCTGTATCGTATGTTGAACTGCCATAGTACAGGACAACCACAGTGCATCCGGGTATCTTACTTTCCATCGTTTCCGTCTGCCAGCCAAGCCCGTTGCGGCTCCATTCCTGACGCAGTCTTGGAACAGCTTTGTTCTGTACACAGACCACGTCAGAAACGCCGCCGATCTCCCTGATAGCGTTCTGGTAAACCTCTGTCTTTGACATACTGCGCTTTTCGGCAATCTTATCAATCAGCACCCATGCATAGCCGTTTGCATCCAAGCTCCTGCGCTCACGGTGCTTCTTCACAGTAATATCAACCGTGGAATCATAGAGGTTTAGAAACTGCTGACGGAAATCAGAATCAAGCATAATTGTCAAAAGCTGTTTTCCGTCAGACGTAAACTGGAGATCATCCAACCGCCCTTGGAATTTATCAGAAGGGCAAATCCTCTGGGTCTTCATCTGGCAACTCCGTAAACCCATCATCAATGGGAGTCTGTTCAGCCTTCAGCATATCCTGATAGGTGGAAGACTTCTTGACAATGTCTCCGATCCAGTTTGGCAGATCCTCAACATCATCAAGAGAAGCGGTATCAAGGTCAAACACTGTCGCAGGTTCAGACAGCTTTGCCGCTTCAAACCCTTTCGGAAGTGCCATGATGCTTCCGACATTGGCATAAACCTTGCCGTTGTATTCACTGTGAATGATATTGATCATGCATGACTTGCCAACAATGTTCTTGAGATCAAAGGCGGCAAGTTCCTCTCCAGTGAAGTCACGCCCACGCCATGCAGCCAGATCCCGGCGAAGTGTAGCCGCTTCGTTAAGACTTGCTGTATAACGCTTGCTGATTGTCCGGGAATGCTCTTCCTCGTTGATCATGATCTTTTCATCAGGGATTTCCCAACCGATCATAACCTTGCGAGAGCTGTTCTTATACGTCTCGTTGTACTGCATCCCCAGATCAACCAGAAGGTTGCACACTGCCAGATGCGTTCCCTGCGAAATGGGAGGAATATTAGCCTTTGCACTTCCTGTTACTGTCAAACTCATTGTTATTCTCCTTTACTTAATCTGAATGTTGTTCTTCTGCTCAAGATGAGCATATTCAAATACTGTGCCGTTTCTGATTGCCTGTTTTACGTCTGCTTTCCTGACCTCAGGTTCCAGTTTCAACAGGCCGGGAGCGTTCACACTTGCCCAATCAACAAACTGGTCATCAAGCACAAGCTCATCACTCTTCCGATAAGAAACACTGTGATGACCGTTCTTCCACTTCTGACCGTGAAGCAGATAGGCAAGCAGCCGCTTCGTTCTCCCTGCTTTTGCTTCGAGGATGGTCTGCCGCTTGGCAAGCCGCATCTTTTCAGCTTTTACGCTTTCGGCTTCTGCCGTAAGGTTCTTATACTCGGAAGTGATGTTATCTATCAGGGTTTCAAAATCTGCCTTGATGTTCTCAATCTGCTGGAACATCTCTTCTTCCGGGATAAGCAGCTCCCCGGTGTCCTGATCGTAAGCACGTTCAAGTGCTTGCTCTATTTGGTCATCCAGCCTGTAAATCATTCTTATGTCCTTTCAATACATACTTGGCAAAGTGTTTGCCGTTCTTCCTGACAATGTTGGTTTCGATGATGTAACCTTCTTTTCTCAGGTCATTGATTCTTGAAGCAAGCCGGGAACATCCGTAAAGCTCAAGTGCTTCAAGCGGTGTTATACCCGGAAAGTCTTTCAGATGCTCAAGAACCATCTTGCATTGTGTTTCTCTTCGTGCTATGATAATCACGTCCTTTCTGCTGACATTGTCAGCGGTTCGCCGTCAGTTGTTGCCGCAACTGGCGGCATTTTTTGCCCATACAAGTAATCATCCAGCTTCGCTTTGGAAATGTGGTAGGTGTAAACACTGGACATCTTTACACAGCTCCCGATCGGCAACTCTCCCCGTTGAAGTCCAAGCCTGATATATTGCTCAGATACGCCCAAGAGTGATGCCGCTTGCTTTACGGAAACTCTGTTTCCGCATTTGTCAAGATACGCTTGTTTCATCCTGCAAAAGCTCCTCTACAGTGCATCCATACAGCTTCGCAATCTGAAGCAGCTTGTCAGCCTGTGGTTTGTTCTTCCCTGTCTCCCACAACCAGACCGTCACGCCGGAAACATTCAAGGCTTTCTTGACATCTTCAACAGTTTTCCCAGCTAAAAGCCTTGATCTCCTGAAGCCCACTTTATCACCTCACTTTACATATTAAGTTCTACTTGACAATGTAACAGTTTTGTAGTAAATTTGATTTGCCACAAACAAAATACTACATGAAGCCCGTATTCGTTAGGGGCTTGCTTTACTGTTGCTTTGCTAAGCTTAACTAATTATAGATTAAGTTCAGCTAAAAGTCAATAGCGAAATTATTGTTTTCCAAAATTTTTATGAGGTGAGCTAAATGACAGGAAATGAATTGACTAAAGCTGTTGAAGAATCGTTAAAGCTAAAAGGAATATCAAAAACAGAATTCTATAAACAATGCGGAATTACAGCGGCAACATTTTCAAACTGGAGAAACAATGTTTATTTCCCTTCAAAAGAAAACCTCGAACGAATACAAGAAATCACAGGGTTATCTTTTGGCTTGGTTGATAATCAGTCAAACTATCCGCAGCGTGAACAGATGCGGCAGGAAATGAGGATTTTATTTGATGCGGCTGAAGGCGCACCAACAAGTGCAATTCTGGAAGCTGCCGCACTGCTTATGAGGTACAAAGAGCAAAGCAATGGATGATTATTTTGTCAGGATTGTAGATTTGCCAACAACCATCGGCGGCATGGTCTCCCCGAATGATGACGGGACATTCAGTATCTATATCAACGCAAGGCTCAGCACAGACCAACAGAGGAAAGCCCTTAATCATGAGCTTGACCATATCAGGAATGATGACTTCTATTCCTCTGCAACTATTGAAGAATGTGAAAGAAGACACTTAAACATCCACATCAATTGATATACCCTACGGCGGCAACCGCAGGGAAATGCGCTCTATGTAAGCAGAAAGGACTATTATGCGGTACCCCTCAGGCTACGGCGGCATTGTAAAGCTTGCCGGGAAAAGAAGAAGGCCATATATGGTCAGGATCACGGACGGATGGTCCGAGGATAAAAAACAAATTTATAAAACCATCGGTTATTACGAAAAGCGTCAGGATGCTATTGCCGCCCTGGCTGATTACAACAAGCAGCCATACAACATTGACCTTGCCAAGTGTACCTTTGAAGAAGTGTTTGAGATGTGGAGCAAGGACGAACTGTCAAAAATGAAGCCACAGGTTCAAGCCCTTCACAAATCCGCATATAATCAGCACTGCAAGAAGCTATATGGCAGGGTATACAGATCACTTCGCAAACATGACTTTCAACAGGCAATAGACGAATGCCCCAGAGGTTATTCTGTCAAGTGTTCTATCAGGAATCTGTTTTCGCATCTGGATGCATACGCTTATGACCGGGACATTGTGATGAAGCAGTACACGCTGAATCTGGATGTCGGAGAACAGGAAGACAAAAAAGAAAAAATCCCCTTCACGAATGAAGAGGTTCAAAAACTTCTGGCCATGCAAGGGCAGGATTTTGTTGATGATACACTTGTACAACTCTATACCGGCTTCCGGGTATCGGAGATCCTTGCATTGACTGATCAGAATATCAACTTTGAGAATGAGACCATCACAGGCGGCGGCAAGACTAAAGCCGGGGCAAATCGTGTTGTTCCCATTCACCCGGACATCATGCCGATTATCAAGTCAAGAACCAAAACCGGGAAGCTCTTTCCAAAACGATCAACGCAAAGTGTTTATCTCAAAGACCGTAAAGAGTTTCTGGAGTCCATCGGAATTAATCACACTTCACATGAATGCCGCCATACCTTCAGAAGCAAGCTTGACAGTGCTGGAGCAAACAAAGTCAGTATTGATCTCCTGATGGGGCATAAATCTGATTCCGTTGGGGAAAGAGTATACACCCATAAGACCATTGAAGAACTCATGGAAACAATTATGCTTCTGAATTACAAGTAACACACAATATACAAACGCAAAAAAGAAAAGCCCCAAAACATCAGTAATTGCTGACATTTTGGGGCTTCACGTTTTTAAAGAGATTAATAATAGCTTTTATCAATGTTGAACTATTCAACTTCCTGCACGGAATAAAACCGCATTTTTGCCTATTTTTACAACTTTTTGATAACTTTTTCAGCTATGCGTTTGTCTGCGTTGCTCTGCGTAATATACACACAATATACAACAAAAGCCACGGAAGCGCAATGCCTCCGGGGCCTTTTTGGTTATTTCTTATTATTCTTTTTTTGTCGCATTTGCGGCATCTGCAAGGCCTTCCCCGATAATATAAGCAACTACGGCAGCACCCTGCATAATCAGACCAGAAACAACCTCGGCGGTTTCCTTTTCGCCGGTGAATGCCGTAATACAGCCGCTTACAAAGAGGGCAATAGCCGCCCAAAATTTACGGGAAGTCAATTTCCGTTTCCAATCAATTTTAGTATTCATTTCATCCTCCATGCGCTTTTTCGTTTAGGTGGTTTTCAATAACCGTTACTTGTTTCTTTACTTCGCCATCGCATCCAAGTTCAACCAATCCTTTAAGGCAAGCAAGAATGCCTTGCGTAAGGATCTTTTGTTCTTCTTGAATTGCTTTGATGTTTTGGTCTTGCTTTTCCTGCCTGTCAAACCAGCCGAATATCTTTTTGATATAATTAATCACAGCCACAAAAGCTCCTGCAATGGCAGCGAGGCTTAGCAACGTCTGCCATGAAAAAGTAATCTGCATTGGAATCACCCCGCTTCAAGCAGCTTTGACCAGGTTTCTTTTCCACAGATCCCGTCAACGGCAAGCCCGTAAAACTGTTGTGCTTTGTTGACAGCTGCCTGTGTTTTCGCTCCGAAAAAACCGTCTGCGCTTCCACAGGCAAAATGATGTGCGTTAAGAAGGGCTTGAAGCACGACACAATCAGAGCTGTAGGAATTACTGTAGCGAAGAAGTGAAGGTTCCCAAGCGTGATCCTCAACTGGATTAATTGTTGATACTGCTGATTCAGTTGTGGATTCTATTGAGGATTCTATGGAGTTTGTTATCCCGTCACTAAACGTTGATGCAATCCACGGATACCACTTGTTTTGTGCCTGACTGCCGCGATACTGTGCCTGTGCTTCCGTGTTTGCAGGGATTTCATAATACTTGCAGACTGCATAACCGCATTCATACGGATTATTACTTTGCGTTACTACACTCCAAGCTTTTGTATAACCTCGCATTTCATCAATCAGCAATCCAACTTGCATCTT